GGGTTTCAATAGGAGAGTTGCTGACACGGTGAAGCCACGTGCGTCCGTGTGGAGTGGTGGAATACCCCACATGAGATTTAGCACCCCTATTTACGAGACCTACTCCTGAGAGACTGTGCAGTTTGGTAGCCTTGGTGGTCCCGAGTCCCCGTGTGACCCGTCCAATGAAGCAGGTGGAAGATCCTTCCATTGGATTGAAGTGTTGAGGAAGCAACACGCCCGGCTTGCAGCAACCGCACAAGTTTACGACCAGGACGCCCAGCAGCACCTTGGAAAGGTTGGCTGGGAACTCCATGTATCCTTCCTGGAGTGAAAAGGTGAGGGGTGTGTGCTTACGACGGCAGGCGTCCAACTGTCTGATTGTGGCACTCATGCCAACCCCACCTGAGAGACTGTGTATGCGGCACGCCCGGTGGTCCCAGAGCCCTCGCGTGACCCTCCAACGAAGCAGGTGGAAGATCCTTCCGTTGGATGAAGTGCTGAGGAACCAGCACGCCCGGCTTTAATGGGCGCATACACAGTTTACGACCACACAGGGTGCTTTGACAAGCTGCGCGCTTGGGCCCCTCAGGAAGTTGATTGGAGCAATGCGAGCTTGAAATCAAGCTAGGGACGGGCCCCTCTAACCAGCCTGCACATACACATGAGGCCGGTGTGCAGGTCATGGGTGAGGTGGTGGTCGGTGAAGGTTCAAGCGCGGATGGTCGAGTGTTCCCGCGTTTCGGCCGTGGTGGTAGCTGGGTTAGGTTCCCAGTCCCGTCCCGGGATATTGGAAAACAATATGGGTCCCACCAGCGTGGGATCCCGGCATAGTTCTAGTTTGGGTCATGATTGATGATCTCGCTTGGTCAGCGTAATGACCACGCCCAAACTAGGCATTTCATATGCCGCCC